TGTGTAATCATTTTTTATTTCGACTTTTTTTAAATATAATAACTTAACTCCATTAATTTCTAAGCAATCCCCTTTTCCTGCACCTTTAATAATTTTTATATTGTTCTTTTGCATTTTTTACTCCTTTCAAATTCATAAAATATTTTTTTGTTTTACATCATACATCTTTACCAGCTGCCAGTCTGTCCACAAATTAGGTCTTGCCCTCTCTGTGTTAGGTAAAGATGTAAGATGATTAGTTTTTCCAGTCATAAAACTAATAAAATTTATAGTTACATATTGACGAGACTGTAACGGTACGGCTAGCTTTAAAATTCAGATATTCCTATCCTATAAATTCCAAGTCTAATACTCCAACCACTAGCTTGTTTACACCCTAGAATGTTTGTAAGATTAATTCTTACACAGATAGCTATAAGGGAGGAACTCACTTCTGAGGGGTAGAAGCAAGTAGAAATGCTTATAGCTATGTGTCTAAGGACTAGCCTTAGATTTGTATTATTTACTCCTTTGATTTATAATATATTCTGCAAGATACTTTATAAACTAAGGAGATGAAATAATGAAATTTTTATTACTTTTAATAATTCCAATTTACAAATATTTAATAAATTCTTACAGATTAAATAGAATTGAAGAACTTTATAAATATTTTCAAACTTTAAAATCAGAAAGTCCAAATAAAAAAATATATGAAACAAGGTCAGAAACATTAGAATTATTTGAAATTGCTAAAATAAACGATATTTTCATTTATGTCTCAGAGAATGTTGGATATGATGTTAAAAATTCAGTTGTATCTGTTTTAAATAACTATCCAAATTCAAACGAAGAATTTTACATTTGCCAAAATAATATGTTTTTGGAAGCTATTGGAACTTTCAAAAAAAGAAAAAATGAAACTTTTTCTTTAATATATTGGCTAGAAACTATCGCATTTTTGCCTCAAAAATTATTAAGTTATTTCAATCTTGTGCCAAATAGTTTCTTATCAAAAATTTTTAACTGCATATATTGGTTAATTTCGTTTTTATTTACCTTTTTTCATGAAGAAATAAAAGAATTTGTTTTAAAAATTATTGAAAAACTTTTTTAAAAATAAAGAAAAATATTTATAACAGATAAAATTATTAAAAATAAACTATCTCTATTAAATTTTCTAATTTTTAAAATATAGTCCATTCCTGAAATAAGGTTGTAAAAACTAATTAATAATATTATTTTTATAAGCATTACTCTCCTTTCTTTTTTATTTGTAATTCATAACCTAATACATCAAGAATTTTGCAAATTCTATTAAATTGATTATTAGATTTGTTTTTTTCTAATCTGTTTAAAAAATCTTTTAAATTTTGCTTACTTACTCCCGTTGCTTCAGCAAGTTTTGATTTTACATCAAACTTCAATCTTCGTTCGACATCTATAAAATCAAACATTTTTTTTGTATCCATTAAAACCCCTTTCGTTTAGCTATTGCTAAACACTATATTTAAAAAAATATTTATCTGTTTTTTTACAATTATAATGCAATTGCTTTACAAAGTCAAGAAAAAAATAAGAGAGAATAAATCTCTCTTAAATTTAAAAAAATATTGACAGTATCGCTGCTATAACTAATAAAACAAAACATATTATAATAAAAATAGCAGGTATTATAATAAATATTATATTCAATGTTGTTAGTAGTTTATTTTCGTTTTTTTTATTCTTAAAATATTTTCTAATTATCCTGTCAAATATATAACAAATTATCATAAGATAAAAGAAAACAAATAAAGAAAATTTCGTAAAAATCTGATTTTTAAAAGAAAATAAATAATATATTGATTTATAAATAAAATGTAATAATTCATATAACAGACTAAGCATTATGAATCACCATTATAAATACTTTTACCTATCAAAATAGCACTCATTGTAAATATAACATCTTCAATCTTATCACTATTCATTAAATTAGGTTTTTCTTTAATTTCCCACTCAATAGAAGCTCCATAAGAAAACAAACTCAAAAGAAAAAATAGTAGCGATAAAAATTTTTTCATAATAAACCCCTCCAATTATTTATAAATATTTATTTGAAATAACTTGTATAACTCTACCTTCAATTTTTAAATATACTTGCATATCCTTAGTTATTAAAATATCCTCATATTCAGGATTGTCACTTTTCAACATAACTATTTTGCTTTTATCATCTACAATTATTCTTTTTATAAAACTTTCATCATTATAAGTTACAACATATATTTTATTTTTTACATAATCTATATTATCTGGGTCAACCAAAGCATAATCTCCATCTTCTAAGGTCGGTTCCATACTATTACCATTTATTTCAACTAAGAAACTTCTATCAGAAAAATTACCTTTTTTAATTGGAAAATAATAAATCTCTTGGTCTAAATTTATATATCCATTTCCAGCAGAAGCCTTACCATAAACAGGCAGTATAACAGTATTTACTTTCTGTTCTTCCATATTAAATGTACTGCCTTTTAAACTTTCTGGCATAATTTCATCAAGATAGGCTTTTTCTAGCTGTCTTTTATATAAAGGATAGACTTTTATAATTTTTTCTAAAATATCTTTATTTATAGGTCTTAGTCCTTTTTCTATTTGGTCTATATAAGAAAAAGATATATCAATTTTTTCTCCAAGTCCTCTAAGACTATCATTATTTTTTAATCTAATTTCTTTAAAAATTTCTCCAAAAGCCATAGTAAACTCCTTTCATTTTCAATATTTTATAATATTTTTTAAAAAAAGTAAAATTTTTCTTGACTTTGTAAAGCAATTGCATTATAATATAACCAAGATGAATAAGAAATGAAATTAAATTTTTTTAGACTATATGTAAAGCAATTGCATTATAAGGGGGAATATATGAAAAACTTCACATTAGAATTTACTAATCACGAATGGATTATGTACACAGAAGCAGATAACTTATATGGAAGTGAAATAGATAAATATTTTAAACTCCCAGACCTAGCAAAATTAGAAGATGAATATACTTCTATAAATGCTTACTGGGATAGCAATGAACAAGCTGGATATATTGATATAGAGATAACAGTAGTTCACAGTGATAATACTTATCCTTTCAAAACTAAATACTATAACTTTTCTAAGTTCTTGAAAGATTTGAAAGACTTAGAAAATGAAATTGAAATTGACAAAATGAATGTGAATGATTGGGAATATGAAAAAAGCCACCCTTACACAAGTCGTGGATTAAGCATAAGAGATTTTATATAAGGGAGTGTAAAATCTCCCTCTAAGGAGGAGAAAATGAAAAAATTATTAGATGAATTAAAAGAATTGGTTGAAGATAATTACAAGCTTGAAATGCAATACACAATTAATTATGTGAGCAACTCTAAATATTGGAGTATAGATGTCTGCAGTCCATACTCTGATAAATGGGTTTACTGTGGATATGGATATGATTTAAAAGAAGTATTGCAAGAATGTATAAAAGAAGTAAAAAAATTTGTAGATAATTTTAAATGGGAGGAATAAATATGAAAGATTTAAAACAATTTATGGAACTATTATTAAAAGATTATAACAACTCTTGCTGCTGCATAGGATTAGCGAATTTTGGAAAAGATGTAGATATTAAAGAATATGATGTAGTTTTAAATGAAGATTGTAAGTTAATTAGAAAAAAAGATGGGACAAAATTTATAAAAGTTAAAGATACAGAAATAAAAATAACAAAAAATATTGAAGAATTAGAAGAAGAAGAAAAAGTGATAGTAACAGACTTAATAAAAAAAGGTACTTTTGAGCAATTAACATTGGAGAGATGGTTAGAACCAAAACAAAATACTGAGAAAACACATTTTTGGAGAACAGGAATAGCTGATGATGATATGCAATAAGGAGGAGTAAATGATACATTGGAAAACATATATAAAATATTGGAATCTTCCAGAACTTCAAGGCTTAACAGTCTTGGAGGCTGGGAAGAAAATAATGGAGTTAGAAGAAATTTTAAAAAATAAAAATTTTAAAAAAGCTACATTTTTAGATGTGGCTAAATTTAAAATTATATGGGTGTTAAAAATCTTATGGCTATGTGTAAACAAGCCATTTGATTTACTTTTTGATTTGATATAGGGGGGAAAGATGAATGATGAGCTTATAAAATATATCTTTAAAAATTTTTCTTACAATCATTTAACAGGTCAAATAACAAGGATTGACAGAAAAAATAGCAATGGCTCTTTTGATAAAGATGGCTATTTAATATTAAAAATAAAAGGGAAACAATTTAAAGCACACAGATTAGCTTTTTTACTATATTATGGATATTTTCCTAAAAAAGAGATAGACCATATTAACAGAATAAGGACAGATAATAGAATTTCTAATCTAAGAGAAGTTAATAGAATTGAAAATATAAAAAATACAACAAGGAAAGTTAATAAAATTACAGGAGAAATTGGGATATATTTAGATAAAACAAAAGGTTTAAAAAAGAATATTTGTTTCAAATATAATAATAAAACATATAGATTTTATTCAATAGAAGAAGCTAAAAATAAAAAGGAGATGTTATTAAATGGAAAATACTAACATATATAAAAAATTAAATGAAATTCAAATAAAATTAAAAGCTCCAAAATCGCAGTTTAATAAATTTGGTAATTATAAGTATCGTAATTGTGAAGATATATTAGAAGCTTTAAAACCTTTATTAAATGAATTTAAAACAGTAATAAGTTTAAAAGATGAAATTGTGTTTATAGAGGGAAGATTTTATGTAAAAGCCACAGTTACATTGATAGATAGTGAAACTGGGGAAGCATTTTCAACAAGTGCTTTTGCAAGAGAAGAAGAAACAAAAAAAGGACAAGATGGTTCTCAAATAACAGGTGCTAGTTCAAGCTATGCAAGAAAATACGCACTTAATGGATTATTTGCAATAGATGACACTAAGGATAGTGATAGTACTAACACACATGGAAAAGATAAAACTGAACAAGAAAAAGTACAAGAGTTTTTAAATAGTCGTGATGGAATGATTGAAAAACTAAAAGAAAATCTTTCAAGTGATAAATTAAAAAGAACATTAGAAGCTTTCAAGGTTGAAGAATTATGGCAGATGACAGATGAACAATTAAAAGAAGCTTGTGAAAAAATATTTAAAAAATAGGAGTATAAAAGATGAATGAAATTTTAAAAGAATTTTTAAAAAAAGATATAGCAAGGGATATATATTTTATCCCTTGTAGCATTGATGAAAAAGAAATAAATGATTTCATTGAACAAATGCAAAATAAAGCTATTGAAAGAGGGACTACACCAACCTTAAATAGCTATCATCATACCCTAGCTAGTGAATTTTTAGGGAAAGGAGTTATCATAGCTTTTGAATTTCAAGGAATTGAGGGAGCTTTAAAATTTATGATAGATACAACAATTAAAGCTCAAGAAAAAATGATAAATGACAATATAGAAAATGGTTATTTAGATATATTAAAACTTAATAAAGAAAATCTAAATAATTCAATTCAATTCTTGAAAGATGGAATTGGAAGAATAGAAAAGATATTAAAAGAAATGGAGTAAATAAAGATGGAGAAATTAGGATACACAAGACAGACACAAAAATTAATATATTGGCTTTTAGATGACTTTGCTAATTTTTGGCAAGGGAATGAGGCAGGAGCAAGACCAAGCTTTATAGAATTAGCTTACACAAAGCAACTTATGAAGAGAGAGTTTATTAAAATCTATGATGGTTTTGATACTGTTAAAAATGCTCAGGCATTCCTAATTTCTTCTATCTATAATAAAGATAATTTAACAGTAGATGAATTAACTAGCAATGTAATAAAAGCATTACAGAGCTTAGCAATTCAAAATGAAGGATTTAGCTTGTCATTGAATGCACTAACACAAAAGCAAGCTAATGACTTTGTTAAATGGTTGTTTGAAATGGCTATCTATTGGGAGATACCTTTAAGGCAAGAGATAAGAAACCTTTTTGCAGAAGATTATCAAGATACTTTTATCTGGGTAACACTTAAAAAGAAGATTTGTTGTATATGTGGCAGACCTGGAGAGTTGCAACATTTTGACAGAGTTGGAAGCTCAGGCTATAAAAGTGATACAGGGCTAAATTATCGTGTGATGTGCTTGTGTAGAGAACACCACGATGAAGCCGATAACTGTATTTCAAGAATTGATTTTATGAAGAAATATCACTTGGCAGGAATATATCTAAGTCCTGAACAAGTGAAAGAATTGAAGAAAGTGTATAAAGGACACTTTCAAGCATTTAAGGAATAACAACTATTTCTATTTTGGAAACAGTCGGAAAATACAGGGGGTTGACCGTATTGTTGAGGTCACCAAAATGCTAAAAAATCGATAGTTGAACATATTGTTGATGTCGGGAAAATGTTAAGATTATGAGAAATAGGAGGAGTAATGGATACAAGAGATGTTAATATAGCAATAAAAGCTCTAAAAGACGGTAAGAGAGTTGGTAAAAATGGAATACCTCATCTGTACTGTATTTTAGGAGATGATGGGAACATTTATTTACATAAGAAAGTAAGTAAAAATAAATGGATTCAAAAAAAGCTTTTCAATTCTTTAAAAGATTATGAATTAGCATATAAAGAAGGACATTTATTTAATATTTGGGAGCTAAGGTAAGAGCAGGAGAGATTGGAAATGATTAAACATATTGTTAGCTTTTCAGGAGGTAAAGATTCAACAGCAATGTTACTTATGATGTTAGAAAAAGGATTACAAATAGATGACATTATATTTATGGATACTGGTGTAGAGTTTCCAGAAATGTATGAACATATAAAAAAAGTTGAAACTTATATAAATAGAAATGTTACAGTGTTAAAAGCAGAAAAAAGTTTTGAATATATGTTATTAGAATATGAAAAGAAAAAAGGAAAAAATAAAGGGCAAAAGGGTTATTCGTTCCCAGATTTTAGAAATCGTTGGTGCACAAATTATTTTAAACAGAGAGTAATTAAAAAATATTTAAAAGATAAGTATAAAGATTTTGAAATACTGGAATATCACGGAATTGCTGTAGATGAGCCAAAAAGATTAGAAAAAAATAAAAACAAAAATATAAAATATCCTCTCGCGGAATGGGGTATAACAGAAAAAGAAGCACTAGAATATTGTTACAGTAAAGGTTTTAATTGGAGTGGTTTATATGAAAAATTCCATAGGGTTTCTTGCTGGTGTTGCCCTTTAAAATCTTTAAAAGAATTAAAAGTACTATATAAAGAATATCCAGAATATTTTAAAAAATTGGAAGAATGGGAAGAAAATACATATAGAAAATTCAGGGCTGATTATAGTATTAAAGAATTAAGGGCTAGATTTACTAGAGAGATTGGAGGAGAAAATGAAAACAGAGATTGAAATAAGAAATAAATTAAAGGAATATGAAGAAAATATTGAATTTTTAGAAACTTCTTTAAAAGACAAGAAAACAATAGAAGAACTAAAAAGAGAATCAATTATTTTAAAATGGGTTTTAGGAGAGGTTAAGAAAATATAAATAATTTAGATTGGAGAATATAAAAATGTGGGTATGTAAAAAATGTGGTGAAAAAATTCAAGGGTACTATACAGGTCTTGTCGATATAGATAAAAATGGTTGTGCAATAGATGGCACACAAGAGGAAGAGGAACTTATAAAATATATTTGTGGTTGTGGAGAAGAAATAAAATTTGGAGATATAAAAAAGTTAGAAAAAGTAGCTGATTGGGAGGAAGAAGATGAGAGAGATTAAATTTATGGTCAGTATTGGTATTAAAAGAAAAATAAAGGAGTAGATAGATGATTAAGAAATATAGAAAAATACCTTTAATAGAAGCAATGCAATACACAGAAAATAACACAAGAGAAATTTTGGAATGGATTAATGAAAATAATAAGTATGAAAATAAGAATAAAGATATTGATTTTTTGATAGAAGAAATTGAAAGTTTTAAAAGGTTTGATTTAGATGTTTATGGAAAAACATTAGTAACTGTTGAGCTTGGAGATTATGTTGTCAAGGGACAAGATGGAGAATTTTACAAAGTAAAAAAAGATGTTTTTGAATCAACTTATGAGGAAGTGAAATAATGGAAATAGACTTAAATAAACTAATGGGCTATAAATCCATAGCATATGCAAGTGATATGGCACAGCTAGGAAAAGTTAAAGAAGAGTACAAAGAGTTATTAGCAGAAGTTAGAGAGACTAGTACTTTTCAAGTAGTAAAGAACAGAGATAATTTTAAAGCTGAAGCTCTAGACTTAATAACTGCTACTGTTAATCTGTTATTATTGAGTGGGCTAACAGAGCAAGATTTTGAGAAGCATATTGCAAAATTAGAATCTTATAAAGTTGGAAAATATAAGAGATAGGAGGAAATTGATTATGATAGATGAAACAGAATTATTTGAAAAAATTGAGAGCAAACAATTTGAATTAGATTATAATAATACTTTTTCTAATGGGGTAAAAGAATATGAGAAAACTAAATCTAAAGTAGAAGCATTAGAATGGGTAAAAAGGTTAATAGCAGAAGAAAGCAATGATGATTTTGAGGTAGATTATTCCATTAAACTAGGCAAGGAGTGGGATTAATGAGAAAAAGAGAGGATTATTCCAAAAAAAATAACATCAATTTGAATGAACTTTTAAATTATGAATTGCTAATTAGTAATGTAGATGTTCCACAACAATTAGATAAAGTTTATATGAATTTTAAAAATATGATAGCTAATATAGATAAGAAAAATGGCTATCATAGAATAGTAAATCTTGATGAATTTAAGGCCGAAACTTTAAATTTAATAACTGAAGCTATAAATCTTCTATTGTTGCTAAAAGTTAATAAGGAAGATTTTGAAAAGCACATAATAAAATTGAATGAATTGATAAAAGAAAAATATCCAGTATAGGAGGTATAGGATGAAAAAGGAAAAAATTATAAAAGTAACTTTTACAGAAAGTGATGATAAGCTATATTAAGCTTAGGAAGGAGTGGAATTGATGATAAATGAATTAGATTTACATATTAAAAATAATAGCAGTGGTTTTTTTCATGACAGTAGAGAAGATGTAAGAACTTTATCCAAAGCAATTAATATAATCGTAGAAAAAATAAATGATTGTATTGTTACTTTAAATAATTTAGAAAAAGAATTAAAAGATTTAAAAAAGGAGAAAGAAAATGGATAACCTAACATATAATGCTGATGATGTTGCTAGAATGTTAAATCGTTCTAAATCAACAGCTTATAGAAGAATTTATAAAATGAATTTAGAATATTGTAAAAAAAATAAATTAAATATGGATACAATGGGCAGTGGTAGAGTTAGCAAAGAACTTTTCCACAAATATTATCCAGAAATAAAAATTTAATTTACTTTTAATTAATGAGAGAGTAATATATATCTGCTCTCTCTTTTTTTAAGGAGGATTTATGAAAAATGCAAATGGTGAGGGAAGTGTATACAAATTAAAAGGAAAAAGGAGGAAGCCTTGGGTTGCTGTTGTTACTGCTGGGTATGAGGGAGGAAAGCAAAAAAGAAAATCACTGGGAACATTCTTAACTAAGAAAGAAGCGCAGATTGAATTGTTAGCATATTTAGATAATCCTATGCTATTTAGTGGGAAGACTTTTAAAGATGTTAAAGATTTATGGTATTCTTGGTATATTAAAAACATATCTAAAATAACTTTAAAAAATCTAAATTCACAACTAAAAAAGTTAGAAATATTTAATGAAATCAAAATAAAAGAATTAAAATTACATGTACTGCAAAAATTTTTTGATGAAATGTATTGTTCTTATGGAACTAAAAGTGCTATAAAAACAATTTTAAATATGGTTTTTGATTATGCAGTAAAAAATGATTTTGTTGATAATAATAAAATAAGATTTATTGAATTAGGAAAAAATAAAAAAGTTATTGAAAGAAAAATTTTTACAACAGATGAAATAAGAGTTTTATTTAATAATTTAGATTCTTTAAATAGATATGTAAAAAAAATATCATATGGAATTTTAATTCTAATATACTCAGGAATGAGAATAGGAGAATTTTTAAATCTAAAAACTAATGACATAGACTTAGAAAGAAACATTATTCATATTAAAGAAAGCAAAACTAATGCAGGAGTTAGGACAATACCAATTTCAAAAAAAATTATAGAACTGTTTTCTAATAATATAAACTACACACAAGAATATTTTTTTTCTAATAAAAAAGGAGAAAAATATACTTATATGAATTTTGTAGATCAATTTAAAAAAATGTCAGAGTTTTTAAATTTAGAAGAACACACAATCCATGACACAAGGCACACATTTGCAACATTGCTTAATAATGCTGATGTAAATGGAACTTCTATAATTAAATTAATAGGACATTCTGACTTTGCAACTACCCAAAATATATATACTCATAAAGATGATGAAGAACTTAGGAAAGCAGTAGATTTATTAAATTAAATTTGTTAGCTACTTGTTAGCTACCAGAGTAATAATAATGAAAAATATGATAATAATGATAATGATAAGAAAATGAAAAAGTATTGATATTTAGAATAAATTGAATGCCAATACTTTATTAAAAAATATTTAGTAATATTCTATATTTTGTGTTATAATATCAAAAATTTATAATTAATTGTTGGAATCTATCTATATAAAATTTTTATTGAATTTAAGGAGAAAAAAGATGAATGGAAAAATTGTAAAAGAAGGAATAACCTTTGATGATGTCTTGCTAATACCTGCAAAATCAGATGTACTTCCCAATGAAGTCAGTTTAAAAACAAGACTTACTAAAAAAATTACATTAAATTTACCGATTGTAAGTGCAGCTATGGATACAGTTACTGAATCAGACCTAGCAATAGCCCTTGCAAGACAAGGAGGAATAGGTTTTATTCATAAGAATATGTCTATTGAAGAACAAGCCGCTGAAGTTGATAGAGTAA